ATCGTCGTGGCGTGGCTGAAAGACCGCCGCGACAAGAAGCAGGAGGTTGTCGTCGAGGCTTATGGCGAGCTGGTCAAGTGGAAGGGCATCGTCGCCCGGATGGCCGTGCCGATGAAGAAGTGGGCGGTCGGCGATTACAGCGAAGCCTACGGCGAGACGAAGCGGCTCGGGCGGGATATGACCGATCCGAACATCCGCAACTCGCTGATCGCCGAGACGGTCATCACCGCCATTCCCCTCTTGATGAAGGAGGGGAAGGGCCACGCGGAACAGGTCATCGAGGCGGTCACGCCGTTCCTGCCGAAACGCCAGGGCAGGCCCGTGGAGCAATGAGCCGATGGACTGGCAAACGCTGATCGCCGTTACGGGGATCGTCAGTGCGGCTTCAGGCGGCCTGGCCACGCTGATCTGGGCCAGCGGCCGGGAAACGTCGCGGGCAATCCGCGGGCTGGAACAGCGAGTGGCCGAGAACCTCGACGACCACCAACGGATGTGGGATCGCATCGACCAGCACAGCGTGCTGCTGGCGAACCACGCGGCCAGGCTGCACGCGATCAACGGCGGCGGGACGGCCTCGCCGGCGACGAAAGGACCCTAGGGCCATGAGGACTATCGAAAACTCGCAGGCAGACCTGCCGGTCACCCATTGCGACTGGGACGATGTAGACGCCCGGCTCGTGCTGGTGGACCAGCCGGGCCGCAAGGTCTACGGCCTGACGTCGGGGGCCAAGATCGCGGCGGGTTTTCTGTGCAAGGCCGAGCACGTCCGCGACGCGGCCGAGGCGACGCACCTGCTCGTGGACGTGCTGGACCGGAAGGAGCAATACGACGATTGGCGGGCCAGGTATCCCGGGGCCGCGATCGTGGCGCTCTTCGACCGCACGCGGGAGGACCGCGAGCGAGGCTATCTGGTCATGCCGTGGGAGGACGAGCCGCCGCGGACGGCGAATCCACAAGCCTGTGGGCTGCATCCCGAGGAATGGGAGGCGATCGAGCGGCTTGCTCAGTGTCATAGCTTGCTATCGGAGTTGGACGGTCTGGACTTCGAGCGATTCGACATGGGCATCCAACGGCTTCAGGAGATGGTGTTCGCGCTGCCGGCCAAACGAGGACTGACCACGGAGGTGTAATCATGGCCGAACTCTACGCGGAGAAGAATCGCTGGGTCCGGGATCGGCTGCTGGCGGCCATATCGGGAAAGGGACTTGTCATTGGGCGTACGGATGCGGCAGAAGCGGACTGAGATTGCCCGGCGACGGGCGCAGGTGGCCGACTGGTACTGCGAAGGCAAGACGGTCTACGCGATCGCCGAACTGGCCGGTGTGCACCACGCGACGATCACGCGGGACTTGCAGGCGATCCGGCAGGAGTGGCGAGAGCAGGCGGCCGAGCGGATCGGCGAGGCGGTGGCCGCGGAGTTGGCGAAGATCGACAAGCTGGAGCGGGAGTATTGGGAGGCGTGGCGGCGGTCCTGCAAGGACACCGTGACCGTGACCGACGAGACGAATCCCGATGGTAGCAAGCACCGCGAACAACGGACCGGCCAGGCCGGCAACCCCGCGTTCCTGGCCGGCGTACAGTGGTGCGTCGGCAAGCGGCTCGACCTGCTCGGGGCCATGCCGGCCAAACGGACCGAGATCACGGGATTGCCAGGGGGACCGATTACCGTTGTCTCCGCGCACCAACTCGACGACGACCAGCTCGCCGCGATCGCCGGCATCCCCGACGACCCGATCGCCGCGGCTCTCGCCGCGGGAAGCGGCGTTGCACCTGCTGGCCAGACGCCGGGCGAGGTCGGGGCTGCTGGACTTTACCCGGCTGACGAAGCCGGACTATCGCGTCAACTGGCACCACCGGCTGCTGGCGGAACACCTTGAGCGACTGGTGGCCGGCGACGTGAGGCGATTGATGGTGTTCATGCCGCCGCGACACGGCAAGACGGAACTGTGCAGTCTGCGACTGCCGGCTTACGTGCTCGGCCGGGACCCGGATACCCGGATCATCGCGTGTTCGCACACGGCGGAGCTGGCCGGGACGATCAACCGGGGGGTGCAGCAGGTGGTTTGCGGCGATACCTACCGGGCGTTGTTTCCCGGAACGCGGCTCTCCGATCAATTCGTTCGAGCACCCAGCAAGGGGAAATACCGGCGCACTACGGACCTGTTCGAGGTCGTAGACCGGGCCGGGTGCTATCGCTCGGCCGGCGTGGGCGGGGCGATCACCGGATACGGGTTTGACTTGGGGATCATCGACGATCCGGTCAAGAGCCGTGAGGAGGCCGATTCACCGGCGGTGCGTGAGCGGGTGTGGCAGTGGTTCACCAACGACTTCTACAGTCGGCGGTCGAAGGGCGCTCGTATCCTGCTGGTGATGACCCGGTGGCACCGGGACGACCTGGCCGGTCGACTGCTGCGGCAACAGGAGGCCCGGGAAGCGGACCGGTGGGAAGTCTTGTCGCTGCCGGCGATCCGCACCGGCGGCACCGGCCATCCGGCCGACCCGCGGACCGAGGGCGAGGCGCTTTGGCCGGACTTCCTGCCGATCGACGAACTGGAGAAGACCCGCAAGCAGGACCCGCGGGCCTTCGCCGCACTGTACCAGCAGGACCCGACCGCGGCCGGCGGCAGCGAGTGGCCGATCGGCTACTTCGGCGACTGGATCTGGTGTCCGCCGGAGAAGTGGCCCAAAACGTTCGACCTGCGCGTGATCGCCGTCGATCCGAGCAAGGGGGGCAGGGACAAGTCGCACGACTATTCGGCCATCGTCTTTGTCGGCGTTCACCAGGGATTGGTCTACGTGGACGCGGACATGGACCGGCGCCCGCCGCACCGGATCGTGGAAGACACGCTGCGGATGTGCGACCGGTACAAGCCGGACATGCTGGGGTTCGAGGCCAACCAATTCCAGGAACTCTTGGTTCACGAGTTCGAGCGGGTCTGCCGGCAGCGGATGTCGCTCAGGTGGCCGGTCTACAAGCTGGTGAACAAGGTGAACAAGGACGTGCGTATCCGGCGGCTGGGATCGTACCTGGTGAACCGCGAGCTGCGGTTCAAGCAGGACTCGCCGGGCTGTCACCTGCTGGTCGACCAGTTGATCGACTTTCCCCACGCGGACCACGACGACGGGCCGGACGCGCTGGAAATGGCCGTCCGGCTGCCGATTGAACTCTCAGGAGGTCAGTGATGGCGACGATGCAAGAGGCCGAAGCCAAGCAAGCCGAGCTGTCGTTGCGGCTGCTCGCGCACCAAAACCGCTTCCTGGAATCGCAGCTCGATCTTTGGGACCGGCTGGTGGACTTCGACGACGAGCTGCTGGACAACGGCCAGCGGGTCTGGAACAAGATTCACCTGGGGACGCTCGATCCGGGGGCGGCGGCCCTGGCGTACCGCAGCGAGGTGGAGCTGAACGAGCTGCGCAATCAGAGCCGTTACCTGTGCCTGACCAACGAGTTCGCCATCAACGCGGTGGAGAACCGGATCAGCTACGTCGTGGGCGAGGGGCACGTCTACAAGGTCACGCCGAAGGCCGGCGAAGAGGTCGACCAGGACGTGCTCGACGAGGCCAAGGCGGTGCTCGACGGGTTCCTGGAGACCAGCCGGTGGCACGCCAGGCAACAGGAAATGCGGCTGCGCCTGGACCGCGACGGCGAGTGCTTTTTGCGGTTTTTCGACGACCCGGCGGTCGGAATCACGGTCCGATTCGTTGAACCGGAGCAGGTTCGCACACCGGCCCGGCTCGCCGGCGACCGGAACGTCCGCTACGGCATCCGGCACAAGCCGGGCGACGTGGAGGCCGTGCTGGCGTACTACGTGGACGAGGAGGAGGTGGACGCGGCCGAGGTCCAGCACCGCAGGGCAAACGCCGACTTCACCGCGCCGCGGGGGATCCCCGTCTTCTATCCGGTGCGGAAGAATCTGGCGCGGGCCGCGAAGATCCTGCGGAACATGAGCACGGTGGCCGAAATCCAGGCGGCGATCGCCATGGTCCGCGAGCACGTCTCCGGCAGCCAGGCGACGATCCAGCAGTACGTCTCGCAGATGGCCGACGTGCAGGCCACCGACCGGACCACCGGCCGGACGCGGACCTACAAAGAGTACCCGGCCGGATCGATCCTCGACCACGGACCGGGCACGAAGTATACGTTTCCGGCCAGCGGGATCGACGTGGGGCGCTACGTTCAGGCGTTGCAGGCCGAGCTGCGGGCCATCGCCAGCCGGCTGGTGATGCCGGAGTTCATGCTCTCCAGCGACGCGAGCAACGCCAACTACTCGTCGACCATGGTGGCCGAGGGGCCGGCCGTAAAGATGTTCGAGCGGTTGCAGGCCGACACGATCTGGGCCGATCTGGCCGTGATGAAGCGGGTATTGCGGGCCGCGGTCGCAGCGGGCCGGCTGCCGGAAAACGTCCTCGACCTGGTGGACGTCGACGCGGATGGGCCGAGCGTGCGGACCCGTGATCGGCTCAAGGACGCCCAGGCCGATCAGATCCTGTTCACGGCCGGCGTGATGTCCGCACAGACCTTCGCGGCGCGGCACGCACTCGACTACAGCTTCGAGCGGGAGCAGCTCGACACGGACCAGGAACGGGAAACGGGGTTCGCCGGCGAGCCGGGGCCGGATGATGAGAAATGAACGTAACTGTAGTGGATCAGCGGCTGGCCTCGCGGACGCACCAGGACCAGGTGGCGATCCTGGAGCGGTCGGAGCGGCTCGCGCGGGCCGTGGGGCGGGCCTACCGCAATCTCTTGCCGGACCTGCTTGGACTGGCGGCGGCCGAACTGTCGCAGGCGGACCTCCTGCGCCGGGCCAATGGAAAGGCCGAAGCGGCGTTCCAGCGGGCCCGGGCCGTCACGGAGGACGGCCTGGTTCGTACAGTGGCCTGGTCGCACCGGCGGGCGACCGACACGTTGCTGGACACGATTCCGTTGGCGTGGTTTCGCTATTTGGAGCCGGTCCGGCTGGCAACGATCCCCGAGGCAGAAGGGGAGGACGGACCGGAGTTGGACGTAGAGGACCCCTTCGGGCCGATCCGGCGGCGGGAGATTTCGCGCGAAGAGGCGATGGAGCTGATCCGTTCGTCGTTGTTCGAGCCGCCCAGCGCGGAGGATACCGAGCGGTGGCTCACCGAGCCGGTCGCCGGGGGGCTGAACTGGGAAGAACGACTGAAGTCGTGGGACCAGCAGGCCCGCGACCGGATGCTGCCCCAGCTCGTCCAAAGCGTCTCGGCCGGCGAGTCGCTGCCGGATCTGCGCAAGCGCCTGGAGCCGATCGTGGCCGGCATCCGTTACAAGGCCCAGCGGATCGCGCGGACCGAGGGCCGGCGCGTGGCCGAGCGGGCCCAGCTCGCCGCGGCCGAGCAGCTCGGCGACATGCTCTCGGGGATGCAGTGGATGGCCGTGCTGGACCAGTGGACCCGGCCGGACCACGCGGCACGGCACGGCAAGATCTACGACCGGCAGCCGGACGGGACGTACAAGGCGCGTGACGGCGAGTTGATGCCGGACGTGCCCCTGGGGCCGAATTGCCGCTGCATGGTCTCGCCGGTCCTGCATCCGCCGGAGGAGTTCGCCAGCGACCCGGCCCTGCGGGCCCAGTTCAAGAATGCCTCAGGGGACCTGATTCCCGACCCGGCCGCGTACACCCGGTGGTTCGACCAGGCCACGCAGTCCCAGCGCAAGACGGCCGTGGGGGTGCGGCGGTACAACACGGCCAAGGCCCGGCTCGGCCGGGAACCCGAGTGGCAGGACCTGATCGACGAAGAGGGGAAGCTACTGCCGGTGGGGCGGATCAACAAGGAAACCGAGGCCGAGCGGGCCGAACGGCGGCGAGCGGTGGACGCGATGCTCGCGCAGCGGGAATTGCTCTACCGGGAGGTTTCGACGCAAGGTTTCGTGCGGCCCACGTGATTGTTTTTGCCAGGATAAGTTGGTATTATTAGATTGCTGGGGAAAGATTCCATGCCGTCGTCGACCAGCGGAATCGGGGATGCGATACATCAGGAGCGACTCTTCCGGCCGGCGGCCCGGCTGCCGGCCGGCCGGTCGGAGCATAACCGATCCCTCCGGCAGAGGGGGCGGCGGCGGCTGGACGACTTGATCGACGCGGCGGAACGTGATAACCTGTACGGTAC